GGTCTCTTGAGTGTGTTGATGGACTACCGCGGCTCGTAGCGTACACGAGTGGGTACTGGCAGCGTGTGTGTCCTCTCACCTCGAGAGACCTCCCTTGTCCGTTTGGCAAACCCTCTGTCCTTAAAAGGCAGAAAAGTACAATGTACACGCCTGTGGTGCGGAGCAAGCAGTCGGAGCCCTTGTGCTCCCGTTGCGATCAAGCTTGCCTCGCACGTGCCGCCTCGGTGCGGATTGAGCATGGACCGTACGTCATTATGGATATCGCCGTCCTGACGAAGTGTCCAAAGTGCACTGTCACCTACCCGTGGCCTTTTGACGGAAGCATCACCTTCTGCGGCAATGGGAACAGGGACGTGTCACACCACCGGCTGCATGTGTGCGCAGACCTGTGGATGAAGCTGTCTCGGAGCATCGCAACGGCCTCAGAGACAGCACTTCCTGTGTCTACAGTCACGAAGTTTGATGGCGACGACCCTCTGAAGTCGATCGCATATACGCGGGTCTTGACTCACGCCATGAACGACATCAACGGAGGGCATTTTGCCTCGTCTCTCTGTTGCGCGTGTTTCGGTGTGGACTACCGCACCAAGGACTCGAAGATCATCGAACTCGTCGACGGGGCACCGTCCGTGAAGACGTTGAAGGGAAAGAAAGGGAGCGACGGGGCGCCGAGTGATGATGGCAAAGGCCCTGGATCAAAAGCACCTGATGGAAGCCAACCCCCAGCGAGTGGTTCCGGCACTGCCGGGCAGCCCCAGAAAGGCGATTCCCTCCAAGCAGGCAAGGCATCCGATGGTGGCCCCACTACCGTGGGACTCCCTCTCACGTACCAGCCACCTCCGGCCCAGGAGTACGTGTTCATGGACAAGGAAGAAACTGCGGCGCAACAGCTGCAGACGTCCCGACGTGGGTCCTCGGACGGGACGGGGTGCGAGGCATTTAGGCACATTCACAAGTGCCGGGGTTTGAACGGGCGTTGTGGCACCATCTACGAGCACCAGCACCATGGCGGCAACAAGCCACATGGTCAGCGTCGTGGTGCGTGCCCCAATGCATTCTGTGATTACTACTGGGCTGCGCGCCATTTGCCTCCTGACCACGTTAAAGGCGTTAACGATGGTAACTGCACCTACAGCGTTTGGAAACGTCCATTCGTGAAAACGGGCCCCACTCAGACGATCTCTCCCCAGGAACGTCAAGTGGAAAGGGACCTCAACAAGCTCATCAGCGAGAGCAACAAATACGATTCCCACCCATGGGGCTTGCGCATTTTGGCGCCAACAATTCCGACCTACGAGAAGCAAGACCTCGCCGGCATTGTCTTCAAGATTTTGGCAGACGACGCTCCTTCCAACGACAAACCTGCGTATCAGGTAGGACCCATTTCAGGGGACGCTGTGCACTACGGGAACCACCCGGCAAGCGTGGGAGTGTCAGTAAACAACAGGGCCGCGAACATGGCACAGCCCTGCTCACCATCGTCCGAGATGCTCAAGAAGC